GACTCTTCGGCTTTACGCCAGCCCTGTTTTTCAAGTCGTTGCAATTCAGTCAAGTCCATGCTATCACCGTCATGGTCGGACGGCTACCACATAGATATTTCCTTGACACGCGTAAGCAGTTATTGCAATCATGTCGGGAGTGTCGTTTAACACCTTAGCGATGCCACCCGCGACAGTATTGACTGTTTCACACGCTTGATTAGGCGTGAACTCATGCACAGTGACAGAAGGCAAGGTGAATCACCTCAACGCCGTCCAATGACTGTCCACTTTCCTGTGTTTCCGCTTACGCAGTCAATTGTCAAAGTTGTAGCCGCGGTAATCAAACCAAGCGCACCATCAACACCGCCACCGGTCACATCACCAAGAGTGTCGCCATTTACTTGCGCACTCAAAATGTTGCTAAGGTGGGATGATAGGTCAATTGCGCCGGTTGTCGCGCCATCCGCGTTGAATGTTCCGCTAAGAAGAACCAAGTCTCCAATGCTGTGTGGTCGGGTATCAATTGTTGAACTAAATGCCATAATCATTCATCTCCTGTTGTTTGTGCTTCTTCGCCATCGGTTAAAGACTCTTCGGGTGGATTAAGGTGCGCCTCAATTGCCGCGAGCAACTTCTTCTTTGTGGATAGAGAAGATGAGGCAATGCCTTTTTCTTCCATCCACGAGAGGATGTCGCCTTTCGTCCAACCCATATCGGGGAGGCCGTCGTTTCCTTCATCAACGGTTGTTTCGGGTTCTTTGAAGGTGTATCCTTCAATTCGGAACTCATCTCCGTCAACAGCCGCGCGATGTGTTTCAAGCCATTCAGCCGAAACTTCGCGTGGTTTACCCCAAGCCCACCAACCTAAGCGTCCACAATTCGCGCCAGCGCGTCGTGGTCCTCGGTAGGTAATTGTAGGCAGAAGAATCACCTCAAACCACAAGCAGTAGTAGTTCAGCACCGGTCGTGTCGTCGGTGACTCCATCGCTGGACAATTCAACATCAAAGGTCAAAACAAGCGCGCTGGTCTTGGTCACGCCAAGAGAAGCGGTTGCGTCAACTTGTGAGGTATAAACACCAAGAATGGTGCTGATACCTGCGCCACCAGCGTCCTGTGTAGGGTCGTTGGAGAGCGTAAGCGTGTTGCCTTCGGTAAGCGCGCCACTCATGGTAAGACCAATCAGTCGCGGGCTTTGGTGAGAGTTTGTTCCGTCGCTTTGTCGTGGTTCAAACGGTGTGAGGGTTCCGGGGTAAGTCCCGGCTCCACCCGCCAGCCATGTTGTGCTGTCGTTGTTGCTCGCACCTGCTTGCATTTCAATGTCAAAGTTTACGGTTGTTGTAGCCGTTCCGCTACAAGTATATCGGATTCCTCGGTTGTCTTTTTCTGTTGCCATCTTTCATCACCTCATTGTAGGTCGCGAATGCTACCACTTGCACCGAAGAAAGAACACCATAGTTCTCCCATAGTTCTGTAAAGCCCCTCTTGTCCAAGACGGTTAATCGCGAATGGGTCGCCAGTCTCAATACCGCTTTCGTAGTATTGGGTTGGGATTGCGGTTTGGAACCACAAGTAATCAGTGTCCAAGTAGTAAATACGCGACAGACTGCTTGCGCCTTCGTCGGGCATATCCTTGGTTGGAATCATTGGGACACCGTTGTAGGTTGCGACGATGAACCCAGCCTCAAGACCGGGGACACCCTTCACACCGTTGAAGGTAGGAGTCACGCGCTTGCTGTCCATGAATCGCTGTTGCGACTGGAGCAATTGCTGAACGCGCATCAAAGTGTCGTAGCCCGTAAGCATGACCTTCGGGTTGCCACCACGAGTCCAAAGTTGCTGGAACAATCCGTCCATTTGGTTGAGGGACAGGTTGCGGTTCGCGCTGGTAGCGTCAACATCAACTTCTGCGCTGTGGAAAGCGGCGGAACCATCACGAGTGATGGAATACATGTCGTGCTTGGTCAGCGAAGTGGTGATGTGGTTGGTTCCCGTCGTCATCTTGGCTGGGTCGGATGTGATTCGGTCAAGTGATTCAAAGTCGTTGCCAACTGGTGTGTCAACATCCTCAAGGAGCATGCGGTTGATGTGTTCTGCGTGGTGCTTACCCATTTCTTCTTTGAGAACGGTTCGCACATCGCCAAGTCCGTCGTCCTTGTCGGAAAGGAACATGCTCACTTCGGACAGGTCAAAAGTGTGCGCGACAGTCTTTGGCTTTGCGGCCACATGTAGAAACTCCGGCTTGGTAGTGTCGGGAAGAACGCCGTTCTCCGCGATACCGCCACCCTTGGTGAAGGATGCGCGCTCCGTGAGGATTCGCCATCCACTTCGTTCCCAAGGCTTCTTTGGTAGAATTGAAAATGCATTGAACTCTTGATTCAACTGCGACCACACTTTGCGACCGTAGATTGCTTGGTAGGTCCCTGCGGTAGTGGACAATAGAGGCGCGTCAGCCTTCAAAATGTCTCCGCTTCCGTAGGTGTAGCCTGTTTGAGAAGCACCACCGTAGTAGTAGCGTTCCATGTCTTGCACTGTTCTTACATAATTTCTTGCCATCAGTAATCGCCTCCTTTCAACGCTTTACCAGCAAGTCGGTGAACATCGTCCCACGACATATTTGCAAGTTCGGCGGTTT